ATGATCTCTAAGAAAGGTCGTGAGATGATGCGTTGGTGTGTTGCTGGTTCTGTAGTTCCACGAGGATTCGCGGCTACGGATACAAGAGCATCTGACGTTGATGGTGCGAGCGTACACATGTTGAAGACAGGTGGTATCTGCTTACGTAGATTTGATACTTCTCTGGACATCGAGTGTGTAGCTTCATAAATTTGGCGTGCATTCGCAAGTCTATATATTGGTTTTTGGTTGAGGTCGTGGGGGCTTAGTGCCCCCGCAACTTCACTTTAAATATTGGGGAGTTATTCTTTTCACCCACTAACTAATACTTTAAAAGAACTATATTATGAGTAAAAAAGTTTATTTAAGGGCTAAGCCGATTAACAATCACTTACCTAAGGAAATTAACGCTAGTGCTATTAGAAAACTAAGTAGCATATTTGTAAACAGACAACCGCTAAAACCTTTTAGTACAGATGACGAAAAGAAATATTTAGCTGGTATGTTAGACGTAGACGCTGCTCACATGGAGTGGCCTAAACACACCAAAAAGTATTGGGCTGAATTTACCATCCCAGTAGGCTTCGAGGGTGTAGAATTAGAAGTAGGATTAACAGATGATGGGCATCCTATTGATATAACTGATTTCATCAAATACAGTTTTGCATTGAAACATCCACATGTAGCATTGACTGAAGAAGAAATGAACGCAAGTACGCAAAAACGTTTCTATATTCACGATGATTCTAAAAAGGATATGAAACGTAACAACGATATTCAGATTAAGAAAGATGCTGACAAAGCATTTATCAAAGTATCTAACGATGAAAAGCAGATGAGAAGAGTGTTCAGACTACTAGGTAGTATTAATCCTGACACATTGACTAGAGAACAAGTAGAAAACTTACTCTATGATATTAAGGAGAAATCACCTAAGAAGTTTATCAAAGTATCTCAAGATAAACACTTAGAACTAAAAGCAGAAATTGAGACAATGGTATCTGCAGGAGTACTAAGAAAGATAGGTAACCAAGTTATCTTTATTGATGAGGTATTAGGAGAAACAATGGATGACACTGTTATACACCTGAATGACAGCAAGGAGTGGATAAGATTAATTCACTCCAAGCTGACAGTTTGCTATCCGAGGAGATAGACATTGAATTAAACAAAAACATGTTTAGATTCATCAATACCAAGTACGGTAGAAATAACATGTACAGAAAAGGTTTTGAAGAATCACAAAAAAGAATTGACGACCTACGTACACTCGTGCGTGAGTACGAAGCTCCAGTATCTTTCAAGGAGCAATTAAAAACAAACATATTTGTTGACACATTTAACTTACCAACTGATTACATGTACTTAGTAAATCAGATGTCAAAGTTGTGGATCAACAATTGTAGAACTATAGGATATAACTTAGTTAATCCGCCATCAGTATCATATGTTACACTAGATCTTAACAACTTTGTACTAAACAATGCTACTGGCGACTCTACACATTTTATAACACAGATAAATTTGATAGCTGATATTACAGGAACAGATCCAACATCTGCTGTAATATGGACGCCATCAGCATCTTTTATTGCTAGTGGGTGGACAGCTGATAGTTATCCTGCTAATATAGAAGCAGTAAAACAAGACATACTTGATAATCCCGGTGCAGGTTTTGAAATATACTGGGAAGAATATGAAACACTTAATTTCCCTGGTCAGTTTATAGTAATAATAGATACTGATTTACATGACTGGTTTAACTATGATGGATCTGCAGGTAACATTAGTTATGCAGAAGGTATTCCTGATATAGCTGTAGCTAATGGACCAGCTGAACAAGCTGGGCAGATTATGGATACTACATATTCAGAAAGAAGAGAACCAGTTGCTTTTTCTGATCGTATACAAGAAGGCAACAGATTTTCACAACAAGACGACATATTCGCGCTTTTAGATGACCCGTTTAATACAACAAAACATACCTCTCCATTAACAACAATGCGAGGTAGGTCTATAGATATATACACTAGTGATATATTTATAATAGATACCCTAAAAATAACGTACATCAGAAAGCCGCAAGAAATATCCTTATCTTTGGGGACTGACTGCGAACTACCAGAGCACACTCATCAAGAGATTGTTGCTATGACAGTGAGTAGTATATTGGAAGCTATCTCTGATCCGCGATACAAAACAGCGCTTGGAGAAGTTACAAAGAATGAATAATTATTAATAGCGGCATAATGCCGCATAAATTTTAGAAAAATGGCAAGACATTTGTATATTGGAAATGATGTTGCAGTATCTTACACTGATGGATTATTGGCAGACGGAGCGATAGATGTTCAAAAACTATCTTCTGATGGACCAACTTCATTAGCACCAGGTGATACTATAGCAGATTCTGATCAAATTAGAATTGTACAAGGAGGTCTCTCTGGGATTGATGTAAACATCGTATCTCCTTGGATTTATGGAAGAGATGTTATAGCGTGGGGCGGACAGTCTTACGCTGCTCAAGCTGCTCAAGTATCTACTGTTACTTTAGCTACAAACGCAACAGCAGCAAAAGATCACTTCATTAAGCTTGTAAACTTAACTGATGGTGCTGAACCTTTCGAGTTTAAAAACTACGAAATTTCTGCAACTGCAGCTCAGACTCCAGCAGCTCAAGCAACAGCTTTATTTAACCTTATTGATGCTAACAAGCCTCACTGGATTAAAACAGTAGCTGATAACGGTGCTGGTGTATTAACTTTCACTGGTTATAAGAAAGGCGAAACTAAAGCTGACGGATCTACTCAAGGTGAAGTAGTTTTATTTGACGTTGTAGATAACTTAGACGGAGGTAACGGAACAACTGCTACTTTTGCAACTACTACAGCTGCATCAAGAGGTAACGGTGACGGATTTTACGTTAAAGAAATGGAAGAAGAGTTAAGAGGTGCACAGTATGGTTTTTACAACCGTGTTGAACTTCCTAATACTCCAGCTCAAAGTACTGTAACTGGTGATTCATATGATATGTATCACATTGTAGCTACTAAGGATGGAAGTTCTCACTCTCAAATTCACGGTGTAGATAACTTAATTGAAATCTATATTGCGTTTGATAATGGAACAGCTGCTTTGACTCAAGCTTTAGAAGGTCAACTTAATCCTTACATGAACTCAGCTGGGTTCGGAAATGTAAACCTATAATTTATTAACTTTTAAAACTTTAGAAAAATGGCAAAGAATCCTTTAAATAACAAATATGTTGCAGTAGGTCAATGGGACGCTTCGGTTACAAACCTAGCTAACAATGCTTCTGCTTCATGTACAACAGGAAGTGTTTTCATTCCAGAGGGTGCGTTAATTACAAACGCATATTACTATGTAGAAACTACATTTGCTGATGGCGGTGATGATTCTCAAACACTTGCGTTAGGTTTCACAGGTACTACTGGTGCTTTTGTTGCAGCAATTGCAATTAACGACGCTAGTAATGTATGGGATGCAGGAGCTCACGCAACTTTAATAGAAAGCCCAGTTTTAGGTGCTGATGCAGCACACGATACTGCGGTTGAAGTTAAAAACTTGAGATCAGCATCATTCGTACATGTTACTGCTAATAGTGAGTTATTACTTACTACGGCTGATGACGAAGCTGTTGAGGCA